GCTAGCTGATTCGTCACCTGCAAGGCTTAAACCTAGTGTTCTGCGTTGCAGTTGTAACGGTCCAGCGCCCATAATATTGCCTGCGGATATGACCCCGCCCCTTATATGCAATATTTGTGATGCATCATACGTGTTTCTGTTCACCTTATAGATGATTTGACCATCGTTGAGCATCTGGACCGTTACAGCGTCAGGGGATAACAGAACAGCGGTTTGGTAAAAGTTGTTTCGATCGGTGTTGCCTAGTAAGAAGTAGGCGTTGCCGCGCATAACTAGACAACTAACGGCGCTTGCTATTGTTTCGATACGGGTAAAGTTGGGGTCAGGTTGTCGTAGTATTGCCGGTGTTGGGTCTAAGCGCTGATCGTCCCTGTAAGCATCAAAAGGCAGGCTACCTATGCTGTCGCTTATGAGTTGCACACAACGGTACGCTACCGGTATTGATAACGTTGTGCCTTCCGTAACGTTTAGCCCGCCTGTTAGGCTTTGTGGTGGTAGGTAACGGTCCGGCAGGGTTATTTGCGTACTGCGTGTTTGCCGTCCTAGTAAGCTGTTAATAATCATTTACTGTTTTCCAATGCCGCCCCTATCAGTACAGCTACTATGCCACTAGCAATTAAGCAGGCGGCTAGGTTCCAAATCAGGTATATAGCGAAACATATTGATGTTACGCCTATTAGTTCCAGCGATAACGCTAGGTATTTTTTTTCTATCATACTATATTTTGTCCTATGTTTAGTGTATAGCAACCTTTGGTGTGGGGTTGGCTAGGTTGTTTGTTAATGCGTATCGGGCAATGGTGCAGGCTACTAGTGGTGTTATGTCTACGTTGTCGGCGGTTTTGCGTGACCATGCCCATTGTTCGCCTAGTTTGCGTTTCGTTGCGCCTTCGATTGCGTGCTGTAGGCGTATGTCGCCCATGTGTGAGATAGTGCCGTCCTGTACGGCGTCGTAGAAGCTACCGCATGCCTGCCCGTACTGGCGCATATTTATAGGGACTATATGCACGCCTTCTGCTTCAAGCTCACCTATCAAACTACTAGCGGCGGCGCCTGAGTCTATAACAAACGGCATACGCCATTTCTGATGCAGTTGTAGTATTCGGTCCTTTAGCCAACCGATACGGTTTTCTGACTCAATAACTTCTAGTGCGGTGTATGCGCCATTAAGACCCGCCGCCCCGATGCTTGCCCTGTCCCTGTCTGGGCTTACATCTACACCAAACACCATGTAACTACCTATTTGTATGTCGTCGCGTTGTAGTGCCGCCCATTGTTCAGGGTCAATAACTGTCTGGCTTTTCAGGCTGTGCCAAATGTTTAGCCATTCTGACATAAAGATAAGCGGTTCTGTTGTTTGTACTGCTTCGCGTACGGCTTCTATTGTTACGCCTTTGTCTTCGCCTAGTGTGGGGATTGCTTCGTACCAGACGTCCTCATCGTATATGTCGCAGTCTTCAGCCGCCGCCCATTCAAGCCAACACAACGAAGGATTACCGGCATGCCCTAGCTTGCGGTAGTGCGATAGCATCGTCGAATATGGTCCGCCTGCGTTACTGGTTAGCCACATTTGTGCGCTTTTTTTCGTTGCCATAGTCGGCTGTAAACTGGCAACAAGCCTTAAATCATGCGTAAGAGCCTCATCAATTATTGCACAATCTACGGTTAAACCCCTACCGCCCTGCGCTGACGGCGTAACAATCCTGTACTGTGAACCGTTGTTCATGTAAAGCGCTTCTTGCCCGTTAGCGCGCACATAACGCTTAACACGTTTCGCGAACGGTGTACCCATTAATAATTCTACATGCTCATCAAAGCGCAATCTAGCTAAATTTCGGTCCTGTGCTGTGTAAATTGTGACGGTGCCGGGCTTGAGTAGTTCTAGTGCGGCGCGTATAGCGGCTAACGCTGTTTTACCGTTTTGTCTGCCTACGGTTACGCCTACTGTGCGGTAATGGTAGTTGCCTTCGGCGTCTAGTTCTAGCGCTACGTCAGCTACTTGTCGTTGCCACTCGAATAACTCGAATCCTAATTGTTCGGCTACTTTGGCTAATTGTGCGCCGTGTGTTAGTCGGTCTTGGTTGCGTTCAGTCGCCCAACGTGCCGGTTTCATAGTAGTAGTACTTCTTGTGCTAGTCTGCGTGCCGCTATTTCGCAGTATTGCTCATCGATTTCTATGCCTATGCTTTTGCGGTTTAAATCTTTAGCGGCGCGTAGCGTAGTGCCTGACCCCATATAAGGGTCAATTATTGTTTGTTCTGGTTCTGTGCAGTTGTCAAGAATCCACAACATAACCGATAGCGGTTTCTGTGTAGGGTGGTGTCTGCCTATGTCGCCTAGATTGCAGTAGTAGCCCTGTTGTTGATGTTTAATTATTTTTGATGGTCCTTTTTTAGAATCCCATGCAACTTCTACTTCTGCAAAAATGCCATTAGTTACTTCTTTATCCCATACTAGTAGCCTGCCTGCGTGCGGTATGTTTACAAAATGTGATACGCCAAAGATTATTTGACGTTTTCCAAATTGCGCTAGCCATGTTGGGTCTAGTGGTTTGTCGTCACCTATGACCGGCTTGTATTCTTTTGGTTTATTTGTTCCGGTTACGTTACTGATTTTGTTATTTTTATTAACTACGCTCATACCGTAAGGTGGGTCGGTTACTACAACATCAAACTCTAACTGCGGTACTAGTTCCCTAGCATCAGCGTTATATATCGTCGCGTGGTCGTCTTGGTAATACGGTTTCATAATGGCAAGACTTCTTGTGCAATACGTTTTTTTGCTATTTCTACATATTTTTTTGACATGTCAATACCTATATATTGGCGGTTATGTTTCTGTGCCATTTTTAATGTAGTACCTGAACCGCACATAGGGTCCATGACTAGTTCTGTAGGATTTGACCAGCTTAAAATATGATCTTCGGCTAATTTTTCTGGAAACATTGCAGGATGCCCAAAAGCGTATCTGTCTGATGTCGTGCCGTGTAGACCTGTTGCATACGTCCATATGTTAGTTTTTGTTTTCCTTTCATTGTAAACAATGTCCCTTTTTCTGTTTTTACCATCCGCGCCTTTATTGTACAATGCGCCATTTTTGCGAAACCCTGATTGTTTGGTTTCTACTTGTAATGGGTTAAAAGTTTTCGGTTTGCCTTTGCTAAAAATAAACATGTATTCGTATGCGTTTGTGTATGCGTTACTTCGCATAAATGGTGTGTTGCTTTTGTGATAAATCATTACATCATGCACAACAAAACCTATTTTTTGGAAATACAGTGCTTGTCGATAACTTGTTAAAGTTCTGCCATTTTTTATTTTGTCGCCTACTACCCATACGACTACACCACCCGTTTTTGTGACCCTGTACAATTCGTTTGCTATTTGTTCATAATTAAATGTGTAGCCTTCATAGCTTCGCATGTCGTCATATGGTGGGCTTGTTACTGTTAAATCTATTGTTTCTGCACATATTTCTTGTTGCATATATGTAACACATTCACTGTGTATTATTTTGTTCATTTTCGTAGCCTAGATATTCTTTTAACGTTGCCTGATAACTAGGGTGATTCATGTACGCGTAGCAATGATCGCATAACGCCCAGCGTGTAGCCCAATTATCGCACATCTCACACTTATACGACATCAGCGCGTTAGCTCTCTGCTTAAGTCTTCCCAAACATCATGATCGGCTTCTATGCCTAACCTGTCTAGACACTTAAACAACTGCACCGATAATCCTGTGATAAGTTTCGGGTCGTAGTTGCCGTTTTCTACATTGTCCCACGCGTCAGCTATAGCTCGTAACGCTACGCACAAACTAGCGTTTGCCTGCGGTACTGTCGCCAGTACTATTTCGGCGGCTTCTCTATGTCGTGCCTGCGGTATCTTTACCATTCCCTAGACCTTTTATGCTTTCTGCGTTTATCGTTCACGATCTTAGCACCCATTCGACTATTGCACCCCTTACAACAAGCAACCAAATCACCTTGCCACAATTCCGGTGCAGGAAACGCCGACAACGGCGGTACATGGTCAGCGGTATCAGCACGCTTAACCTTACAATACGCACAAATAGGGTTACCTAAAAGGAGTACCTCACGGGCACGGCGGTATTTGTACGAATAACCAGACATTACGCTAAAAAACACCCTCTCACCTGCAATTTTGCTAAACAACACCATAAAACTATTTTATCGGGGAGATTTAGTTGATTGGGGGGCGGGTCTCA